GCTCCATTTTAAATTTTTTGAAATCGAAGTCGATTCCTCCTGAGCCAGACCTCCCATAACAGTTATCATCATTTCGTCGGACATGTTTGCCGTATCTATGTTTTCCTTTTCAAAAAGCACCGTAATTCCGAGAAATTTCAGTTCCCGTAATACGGTCAGGCATTCCTTTGTGTTTCGGGCAAAACGGGATATTGACTTCGATATTATACGGTCGATTTTGCCTCTGCGGCAGTCTTTGAGCATACGCCGGAAATCCTCACGCTTGTCCATTCGTGTTCCGGTCACGCCCTCATCTGCATAGACGGAAACCAGTGTTTCTGTTTTACTGTCGGCAAGGAAATTTTCGTAATACCGCATCTGTGCCATGAACGAATTCAGCTGGTCGGCGGAGTCGGAACTGACTCTGCAATATGCCGCTACTCGGATTTTCTGCTCTTGTCCTGCTGCAATTGTCGGCTGAATTACAGTCACATTTGGATTCATATCAGCGCCTCCAATCTATTTTTTCACTACATACAATACCACTTTCTTGAGAAAATTGGTATCACCAAACCCAACGAAATTACGCCGCCAGAGCTGTGCAGAACCGACTAAAGCAGTCCTCTTTGTTTAGTGCATTCAGCTGTTTCAATTGTTCTTCTGTCAGGATTCCTTCGGCAAGCAGTTTCTCTGAAATCTGCTGAAGAACCCCATAGGCATATTCGGCTTGTCCATACTTATTCATCGACCTCTCTCCTTTACGCATTTGTACCTGGAACACAAAATTTTTCCGGATCTTGTATCTGCCCAGACGCATTTTCGGCAATCACTGCCGTAATGTTCCTTTTTACTTGATTTTATATTTAAAATCAGATTTCTGATTTCATTCCAGCTTAATTTTTCTTTCAACTTATCACGCTCCATTTTTTATATATAACGCAAATGCAGTAAAGTTTGTTCCCGCACTTGCGTTATATCCGCACTGCATAAATTTGTTCTGTAAAAACAGCAAAAGCAGTGCGGTATAACTTTACGTTTTGCCTTCGTCCGATTTCTCAGACGATTTTCCGCAATATTTATCCTCAATCTCCGTTGCGGCGGAACATCGGGAACGACTGACAGCGTATCAGTCTCATGGAAATCTCATCCCTCCGAGGTTCTCCCGAAGCCGCCCTCATTGCTTGTTTCTATGACTGGACGGAAGTATCATTGTCCTCCTGCGTTTCATTGCCCCTGAAAAGCTGTTTCAGTCTTGAAGCTGCATATTTACCGCAAGCGTATGGCTTCTGTGGCTGACGATTTTTTGACCGCCCGCAGGATTAACGTTTTCCCGATGCTGTATATTCAATTTTCAAGTTTCCTGAAAGGAATTATTGTTGCTTGACACGCAAAATGCAAAAAAGTGACAAGCAAAGTGCAAAACTTTTGACACGCAAAATGCAAAAAGACCATTTAAAGAGTAAAAAAAGAACTCCTTAAATGGTCTTTAATCATTTTATAAAACTTAAAATATGGGCAATTACATCAACAGTCCATCCGTTTCCAAGCTGCTTATATCGTTGTGTATTTGATACTCCTTCGGTATAATTATCAGGAAGTGTCTGAAGCCGTTCGCACTCAATAGGAGATAATTTCCTGATTATATAATCCCCATCAGGCAAATCAATCTTATAAAGTCCGGTAGAACCGCCCTGGCCTCCGCCGCTTGCTGAAATTGTAACGGATTTGCCACGTACAGAATAAACCCTGTGTCCCTGAGAGCTACTGCCTATATCTCCGATTCTAATAGGCTGAAGTACCATTGAATCTTTAGTAACAGTTGTCATGCAATTAGCTTTTCCGTCTTTTCGTGCTTCAATTGCCGAAAAAGTTCCGCCGCCGGCTTTTTCACTTCTGTTTCCTGTATCCTTATATCTGCTTCTGACTGCACAACTAACAGGTTCAGCGATCATGGTTCTTTGATGACGTTCAAGAGTATTTTTCAAATATGCATTGCCGTAATTTGCAGTAAGGCAATAAGTTTTTCCCTGCCAAGCAACGCCGCTTTCAATAATATCTTTCAGTAAAATACCCTTATCATCCGGCTGAGTAACATTTGGAATGTTAGTCCAGTAACAGCGTTTTCGGCTTTGTGCTGAAACGAGAGCAGAATTGATCATTATAGGTTCTACTCCCAGTTGTCGGCTTATTTCCGCTTTTATATCCTTATGTATACTGTAGTTATTTTTATATAAAAAATATCTACAGCCGCTTTCTTTCAGCGCACGAACATACTGCATAAAAAATTTAAATCCTTCGCCTTCACATGTTGTTTCACGATTCCGTTTCGCTATACTCCAGTATGTACACGGCGAACCGCCTATTAATAAGTCAAAACCCTTGTACTGCGTAAAATCTCCGTCAAATACGTTTCCGCAGTGTTCTATAAAGGGATAATTTTTCTCACTTATTCTAATTGTATATTTATCAATTTCATATGCTGCATATCTTTCAACAGGTATGCCGGCACGTTCAAGCGCCGCCATACCGCAGGAAATACCGTCAAATAAACTTAATACTTTCATTATCTGTCCTTTCTGCCGAAGGGACAATTTCAATGAAATTCTCTAGCTTGCAGTCAAGCTTACTGCAAATTTTATCTATATTTTCTAACTTAAGAAAAGCACAGTTGTTATTACACATATCGCAGATTGTAGACGGTCTGATGCCTGTAATTTCAGACAATTCCGACTGCGTCATTCCACGTTCTTTTAACAGCTTCAGTAAATTAATTTTAATCATAAATTGCCCTCCGATGATACTTTTGTTAATACGCAAATAACGTATTCTGTTATTTGTGTTCTAAAAAAAATAACATCAATAATTTGTTATAATAAGTTCCTTGTACAAACCGCTAGAAAGATTATTCTGTCTTTCAACAGCCGTAATATTGAAGTCCTTGTACAATTCACGTATATATTCATCGTCATTGTAAGAGAGAATAAATCGTCCTTTAATATTGCTTAAAGAGTTCTTTAAACGTTCGTGATCACTGTCAGTAAACAATACATCATAATATTTTTCCGTTGTATGATATGGTGGATCACAATAGAACAGAGCATTCGGACGATCATAAACTTTGATGAGATTTTCAAAATCCTTATGTTCAATTACCACTCCTGCGCCTGATTTTAATCGTCTTTCAATTTCAGTCAAATACTCCGGAGAGATGTTCTTCTTGTTGCAGCCATAAGTTCTGCCGTCTGCCCCGTAACTGATTTTGATTTGAACATAAAACATTGCTGCTCTTTGGATATCAGTCATACCTCTGACATTTATCTGAGCCTTTATATCTTCAAAAATTTCTCTTGCATTAATATAACCTGAAATTTCACGCTGAAGCTCTTCACGGTGAAAGCGTATACATCTGAATAAGTTCACAAGCTGACCGTTTGCATCATTGTAAACCTCCAGCGGAGCATGTTTGTCCTTGGCAAAAAGCACAGAACCTCCGCCTCCGAATACTTCAATGTACCTGTCAAAATCATCCGGAAACATTGATACAATTTTCTTTGCAAGAAGACTCTTGCCGCCTATCCATGGAATAAAACTTTTCATATAAATACCTCCAAAAATTAATTTATAAAATAAGGAGCAGAAATCTGCTCCTTAAATTTATGCTTTTGTCAAATTATCTTTGTGCACTGCAGCCGTAACAGCTCCATTTACGCCGATCACAACACGATCACCGCTGATTTCAAGAATCGTATATGTATTTTTATATACAAAGCTTGCAAGACTGCTGCCGCTGTAATCCTTGGCTTCTGATTTAACTTTTACTTTATCGCCCCTTTTAAATGTTGCTGCCGACTTACTGTAAACAGGCTTGCCGTTCCAATCATAGACGGTATAACCGCTCTTGCAAGCTTTTTTGGCATTTTCCAAAGAAGAATACGCACCGATCTGGCTTTTTACATCAGACCATGATTTGCGTACACGATAAAGCTTTTGAGTGTTGGAAGACGATGCTGCTGTACTATTAAGCTTATCCTTAACGTCTGTCTTAAATTTTTTCCAAGCAGTATTGCTGTCATCGTCTGAGCCGCCCTTTGACTTCGGAACAAATCCTTTCGGGCAAACTTTACCTGTAACGTCATAATGACGAATCAAATCGTTTTCATTCAGCTTGTACTTTTTACATAAATAAACGCAAAGTTCAACAAGGCTGTTGTAAGTCTTACTGTTTAATTTGCCTGTACTGTCAGGATGACAATTTTCAATCGATACACTGTAGATGTTCGCCTGACAGGTACACCATGCGACTTCCTCGTCTGGAATGCAGCATATTATTTCACCATTCAACCCAATAATATAGTTACTGGAAACATCATTATTATT